TCAATTGCCTTTCTTCTTCGTTAACATCAAAGTCAAAAAAGCCCTCAACTGAGAAGCCTTTGAACTCTCCATCTTTTACCCTTCCCCAAATGTGATCATCATTCACAATGTAACTCAAAAACCAAGAACCATCAGCAACCTCGTCATAGCCTTTAGGTGGATATTTGCCACGCTCACGATCAACAATGTAAGACTCAAACAATGAAAGCCCTTTTGTTTCCTTTTCGTGGTGGATGTTTACTGAATCGTAAAGGTCAGACTTTGCCCACTTCTTAGCAATTTGGAAGATGGTGTCAGCGTCAAAGTACACATAGTATTCCCCTCTTGCCGCATCGTAGCGATAGATCCTTTTCTCCGCTTCCATTGCCATACCTGTAATGATTCTTTTCTCCTCGTCTTGAATAGCAAAACCAATCTGATGGCTGTGAGCTTTTAAAGGTGTTTCAATGTCTGTGTGTGCTTCCTCTGCTGAACATGGCATCCACTTATCACCCATCTGATGTGATCCTTGACACCCAATCTTCTCAGCATACGCCTCAGCCTCTGCTTTTGTGTTAAACAATGGCAAGTCCTCAGTGATGTATCCAGGTAAGGTTGAAACATCAACATCAAACTTTCTTGCCTTGTTCAATTCCAATTCCTCAAGTTTTCTCTCTGTGTATCTGAGCATTTCATCTCCACCCCATAACAAGTAAGAAATAGTTCCACACGCTTCTGTGTCGCTTGGGTTGTAGTATTCCTTTGCTCTACTCAAATAAGAGTAAGTCCGTTTAATCGTTTCAAGAGATAGGTTTTCTCTACCTACCAACTGCCTTGCTCTGTTTTTTCCGACTAATGTCGCACAATCGTTTCCGACTTTCTCGTTTAGGTTGATTCCACGTTGAGCGTTTTGACTTGCTGCCTTTGGGTAATCATCAAAGAACTTCTCACCTTTCCAATAATTGTAGCAGATAGCGACTGCCTGGTCTTGATCGTATCCTTCACCGGTTACCACTTTAACACATCGGCTGATAAAGTCATTCTCAGACTCTCCGCTTCTTGGTTTCACAAAGTCTTGGTTGAAGTATTGAAAATCTCTCTCAATGGCTGGATTAGTTACAAGGCTAACAAAGTTTACCCCTGTTTCATCCTCATCGTTTATGATTAGTTTGTAAACTGGTAGTTTGTCCATTTATATATAATTAATTTTTTGAGTTTATTGGTTCTATTCTACAACTGAGATTTGACGATTTCGGTTAACTGTGTTCTGTGTTCTTGTGATGTCACCCTCAAGCACAAAAACCCTTCTTTCTGATGTCAATAGCTCCTCACCAAACCTAATACTTGAAGCTTGATATTGATTTGCAGCAGGTGCTTGTCCTCCTGTCGGAGATGCTGATCCTGTTGGTGCTGGTGCTTTTAAAATGCCATAAGCTCTTTTTGCGTTGGTCAAAATATTAGTTGCTAAAACTAAATATTTACCAATACCAGCAAGTCCACCCGTTGCAATATTATCAGGTGTCGGGCTTTGCGTATTTGCCAATGCTGAAGATAAAGCTCGTGCTGTGTCTGCCCCAATAGCAGCAAGTGCAACAGCTTTCCCTAATTTACTTTGTTCTCCAGCAAGTGATACAATAGCATTAGCTAAATCTTGAGATTGACTAAACAGTTCTTGCTCTAAATCTGCTTTTGCTTGTGCGGATCGTTTTTCCTCCTCGTCTGCTTCTTTTTTCTTGTTTGCTACATACTGAGCATTTGCAGCTGCCATTTCCGCTTTTTGAACTTCGTATTCAAGCCATGCTTGAAATGCTTCTTCGTTGTCTTCAGCTTCTTTTCTTCTTTGTTCTTCTACATATTTAGCATTTGCTTGTTGAGCTTGGTTTTTCTTTAGTTCATTTGCTAACCAATCTTGAAATTCTTTATCTCTCTCACGTTGAGCGTCTTCATTATCTTTTTTTGTTTGTTCTTTCTGCCTTTTCCTTTCTTCTTTCTCTATTTGCTCAAGTTCTTTTTGAAGCTTTTTTTGTTGGGCAGTTATTTCTACACCTGCTAAAACATTTGCATCTATTTGTTCTTGTAAGGCTGCTTTTTCCTCCTCCGTTTCTTGGTATCTTCTTTGCTCATTCAGTCTTGTGTTTTCCTCATTCCATTCTTGATAAGCCTTTTGTAACTCATCAAGATTTCTTTGAATAGTTTCTTTTCTCGTTTCATCTAACTGAGCTATTTCATTATATAAATCCTTTAAAGTGTTATTGTATTTTTCTTGAGCTTCTGATGCTTTTCGAGTCGTTTCCGCAACATCATCAAAACTTTCTTGTAAACTATAAACTAAAGAAGTTATCGCCCCAAGTGCCAACCCTACTAATGACTTTTCTAAAGTGGTTAAAGCTGCAAACCATTTCCTTGTAGCACTTACTGCACTTAATATAGCTGGTGTAAATTCTTTGATATCTCTTAATCCTTGAGAGAATACCATTGCCCCCTGCACCTTGATTAATATTTTTTCAAGTTCTTCTGATTCTGTGCCAAATAAAGCTGCCGCTCCTGCTGCTACTTCAAAACCAGCCGCTACACCTTGTGCAGCTCTAAACATTTGATCAACTCCACCTCTTGCACCATCAATAGCAAAATCAAGCTCCTCCATCTGTTGCTTGTATCTTCCAGCAACCTTGATGGCTTCCTGTGTACGCTTGTCATTGATTCCAAATTGCTGGGCGAGTTTTTCAGCTTCAAGTTGCGTCTTGCTTACCGCATCGCCTAAATCTTCGTATGCGTTTGCTGCTTGTTTTACCGTTGACGTTCCGTTTACGTCAATATCTATGTTTACCGCTTCGTTTATTGCCATTTTAGTGTCCGTGAGTTAAAATCCAGTATTGAGTGCCGTCGCTAACAACCTGATCATATCCGTTTTTAGCGTTTGATGTGTGAGATGTTGCATCGTCTATTAAAATAGATCCATCCCCTGCATTGATTGTGATTGAGTTTGTAGATTGTGTTTTCTTTATTACATACATCTTCCCACTGTTGTTAGTTGGATCAGGTAGAGTAACCGTGATGTTTCCGCTTGTCGTATCACATAGGATCAACCAATCGTCATAAGTTGGCGTATATGGTGAATCTGTGTTTGTTATACTGACAACCTTACCACTTCCCAGCCATGTTCCAAGTACCGGTTGGTTTTCTACATATACCCTATCAGTAAAAGGGATGTCGTAATCTGTGCAACGTATAGCAGTGACGTTTGAAAAGTTCCCATCAAGTCTGGTTTCAGTTGAACCAAGCAAACTGTTGTAATGTCCTGCAATCGTGTTAAAATCTCCTAATACTATATTGTCTGTACTATCTCCTTGATTCTGTCCACTACCTAATCCATTTGCTCCTCTTGATGTCAATAATGAACTTGAGCCATTGTTTGGGAATCTATCGTTGCCAAATCCGTTTTCAGTATCTTGACCACCTAATCCAACAGCTGATTTTCTCGCTGTGCTTGTGTCGTAGAATTGAGAAAGTAAAAACTCGCAATCATAAACATCCTGAGTTAGTGGGTTGTAGTTGCTTACCTTGTTAAGTTTCCAATATTGATGCTCAAAGAAATAAAGCCTATCAAAAGTAAAGTTCAACCAATCGCTTGGAGTTATTCTAAATTTACCTTTAAATATTTTACTGTTCTTGTCTGTGACCTCTTTAAGATATTTGAACCAATACACATTCACAAGGTTCTGATTGCTGTATTGATCACCTAACAATCCAACTTCACGGGGCATTCCAAAGTTCAAATCAAACTGCATATTGGAAAAGTCATCAACGTGAGTAATCAGTGGGTAATAGATTACATTGGTCGTGCTTGGCTTTGTATAGTCATAGAAATAATAAGCAGACGTTTCACGAAGTCCTCCATAGTAAAGGATTCTGAGATTGGTATTTTTACCTTCTTGACTTGTAAAGGTAGAATAACGCCTGTTTACTCCTTGCTTTTCTCCATTTGTTATAAGAGTAGGAGCAAAGCTTACTTCTATTTTCTTTTCTTTCCTTACAAAGTCATTATCAACCCTTACAACTCTTTGTCCGTATGTTTGAGCAAATTTCTCCTTGTACTGCTTGTTTTCTAAATCATCCCCATCCTTGTACTTAAATAGGTAAGGATTATGATCAAGCTCTCCCATTGGAGTTATTTCATAGGGCTGTGATTTGTCTAATTTAGTTGATAGGTCTAAGGTGTTATTGTTAATGAAGTCATCCCTGGTTACTATCCTCAGCGTTCGTGGTGCTGCGTCTTGCTCAATGTAGAGATTAAACATTTTGACGAAGTTCAAGAGGAACTCCTTTTGCGTCATCTCGTCATTGAAGAAAAATCCAAAGTCAACCGTTTCGTTATATGCTAAACTCGTAGCTTGTACCGCATTGTAAAATTTAGTATCTGCGAGAATATCAATACTTGTTAAATATGTAATACCTGCCCATGCTCTCCAAAACTGAACAAAAACCTGATCCCCTTGTTCTAAGTCATATACACCTCCAAAGACTTCATCAAAGGTTATAGTAGTAGGATTTACAGAACTTGCGTAGACTGTCTGTTGGTATGTTCTACCTGCCGCTCTAATGTTAAAAACCGCACTGCCTAAAGTGTTGTTTGTGAATGAACCCGTGATCTCAGCTTTAAGGTGAACGTAAAAAGCGTAACGCCCCGAAGCAGGAGCAACAAACCATCCGTTTACAGGATCGTAATTATTATTAGGGTCAAAGTTTGGAGATGTACTATCGTCATCAAATAATAAACGCTGCCCTTGTGTTCTTGTAACTCCACTACTAAAAGATGCTTGGAAAGTTCTACCCGTAGCGGATGACTCCTCAATATTTAAAGCATCGTTGTTATATGGAACAACTAACCTTTTGAATCTGTCAGAATTAAAGAAAGAATCAGTAGTATAGGCGTATCCCTTATTTGCAAAAATCTTATCTACTATGGTCTTAGCGTACAAGCAAGGTGTGTGATCTTCTGCCGCCCAATCAGTTAAATCATTGTTGTTGGTTTTTCTCTTTGGTAGGAATTGCCCATAAACATAGCCATTTCCATACTCAAACGTCACAGGTGAACTATTTACATAGATTTGGTTATCCCATGAATCTTTGATATTAACAATGTTCAGAGTGTGGTTGTACTCGCTGAAATCCAAGTTTGCTAACTTCTCACTTTCTATATCTGTGAAAAGGTTTGCAGCTTCTCCGTGGATCGTTGCTTTATACTCAATATCGTCGTTGTTAGTGACGTTTATAGAAGCCAAACGAATAAAACCGCTTATCTGTGTTGTTCCATCTACTAAGACAGTGCAACTTGCTTTTAAGTTAGGGTTAAAGTCTGGGCTGAATTGATCAGTACCTTGTATGAAATTGGATATCTCAAATAGATTTCCAAATAGTTTATTATTAGATGCAGTTCCTGCAATGGTTACAGTAGTAGACCAATCCGCACTACGTTTCTCAGGTTCCCTAACATCAGCGATTGACCTATTTAACTGAATGCTAAAATCATCGGTTAATTCAAGCTGTTGACCTTCAACAATTACTTCTATCATATACGTTGGCTCTTGTCTGCAAATGTATGTTCTACCTCAAGCGTTAAATTAAAGACCTTATCATTAACGTGATACCTCTGCTCATATTCGCTTGTTGCTATATTTATGGCTTTGAGAGAGCCGTCATACATCCAAACTCTCGGACTCATTATTAATTCCCTGAGCCAAACGGCTTCCACCTCACTTATAAGATTAGAATTTAAGGTCGTTCGCTGAACGCTATCTGTGTAGAAATCTGTTTTGTTGTGGCTTTGGTTGTCGTAGGTGTATGTAATAGCACTATTATCCAAAGTATAAGGGTTAGCCCGATAGCTCTTGCGATTTATGCTAAAATTATCACGCCTTATCATATTGAATCTAAACGACTCAACCCCTCCCAAGCGATTTAAAAAGAATAAATCAACTGTTTCGTATTTGGAACAGCGATCGTCTAAGTTTATCGTGAACGAAGAACCAACCGAACCACTCGATGAATCCCTCGGCTCAATCGTGTAGCTCGTAACTCCAGTCGGTATACCGCCCGGTATATTCGCCCCAATAGGGAAACGAACGATGTCAGAAGTGGGCGAAGTGATAGTAGTGCTACCACCCCCAGAAAAATCAACATATAGATGATCGAGATCACCATTGTTGAGAGCATAGAGCCAATCTTTTTGATCATTATATATTTTTTTACTTGTTCTATTAGTTAGGAATTTGGCGGAACTACCTGCCCCCATTAAATAATCATCTTCATCGTAATTGATGAAATCCTCAGGTGAGAGTGCCGCATTCCAAATCTTTTTACCAGTTAGTGAAACGTCACCGGTTGAAAGAATAGGAACATCTGTCGCTCCTGTGGCGTACTCGTAACCAAAGTCAATGTTGTATTCAAAGATAGAGTTAGGACATCCTGACGCTGCTGAATCGGTATAATTCCAATCGTGTGAAACGTAGCCTTCTATAACTTTTGAAATGTTAAATACGCCTTTATTAGTTGACCCATAATGAATAGGCACTTTCAGCATATTAATCACGACATTAGAACTGTCCTTTACTCTTGTATTGAATTTGTAGTTATAACCGTTATACTTTGAAGAATCTCCTTCGGTGGAGATAAAGATATTATCATTATAAGCAGGAAGGTAAGTTGTTCCTGTTGGTTGATGTTTTACCGTGATAGCCATCTATATATAATTAAGGAATCGCACGAAGTGGCTGAATTAAAGCAGTTCAGACAGACAAGCACAGACGTAAGTTTCAAAACCTTGTGCCGCTGCACTCTCTAAACGCTTGTGCCTCTGTTTGCTTATCGTGGTGTGAAATGCAAGGGTATTCAAGAACTCAGTTAACGGCATCTCAAGTATTGCGTCCCACTCTTGCCGTCTACCACCTGCTAATCGGTCAACGAGTCCGAGCCATCCGAAAACATCTCCTTTGCTTTCTTCACCTCCCCCTTCAAATAAGTTAGGGTAGTTTTTAATAATTTCGGATAGAGAGCCGAAAAAAAAAGCGAGTATTTGTAGAATTGTGGTGCAGGTAAATCCTTGAAATTCTCAACCTTCCACTGATAGTCATCCTCTATTTTTCGCCCAAAGATGTTCACTCGGTATGATAAACAAGCAATGATTTTATGCAATGCTTCTATCTTGTCGCTATCGCCTAACTCTTGCAACTCAATAAAGTGATGTGCCTCCATTGACTTCGCATTTTTGACGAGCTTAAATCTTTTCCCCTTGTGTTTGAATGTCCACTTCAATCGGTGCTTTGGTTCTTGCTCTAAAAACGACAAGTCAATTTTCCTCAAGTCGTTTAGTGTCCACTTCTCAACTTCCTCGTATGGCAGCCCTTTAATTATCGCCACCGTGTGAGCTGTTTTCTCAATAGGGTTTAGGTCATCAGGAAGCTCTCCAATCTCTTGGAGCATTCCGATTGTAATATCTTTCCATTTAAGCATAGTAAAATAGTCCTGGTTTGTTGTGTTGTTTGCAATCATTGGCAAGAGCTAAAGACATAACACAATCATCATGTAGTCCTTGTGGTGCTGTGTATCTTACGCCTGTTCTTGTGTATTCAAATTCAAAGTTACGCATTTCATCCGCAATCACTCCCTCAGGGAATTTAACTTGCTGCCCTTGTACTGCTACGACTAACCCCTCAATAAGTTGCTGCTTTGATTGGCTTGTAAATTTAAAGCCTTTGATTCTTGGGTGCTGCCTTTGTAGTTGCTCCACGATAGGATCACCAACGCCCGTGCTATCCACAAAAGCAGGTGTATTCCCTATGGTTGCCGTTATCTTCTGAAGTGTCTGTGACCAGTCAGCTTGAAATCTATCAAAGTGAACGACCTCGCCCTTTTCGTTCAGTCCTATGATAACTGTCCAGTCTGTGTACTTGGCTAAGTCAATTCCGTAAGCCGTGGGTGTGCCGGTACTCTGTTGGATACAAGCGTCAATGTTCTCATGTCCAAATGGGTTGGAATTATCGTCAGCAGGTTCAGCCAAATATAGCTCACGAAATACATACTCAGGAAGATCACGTTTAGCTTGTTCTATCTCCTCTCGTTCAATGATGCCTTCATCTGCTGCATCGTAAGCCGTGATTTTGAAATACTCCATGTTAGGATCACCAGACTTTGCCCTCTCTCCTAACTTATAAAACCAGTTCTTTTTCCCCTTGACGTTTCCAATGAGTTTGCATTTCCCTTGTGTTGCCGTTAGGGTTGAACGTAGAGCGAACCATGAATCCTCTCTTGCTCTTGATGCCTCATCAAAGACTGCTGAGTACACATCGTCACCGTAAAGGTTGTCAGGTTTCTCTGCCGATTTAAACTCAATCCTTGAGCCTACTGGTGTTATCAGTGTTAATTTGCTCTCGTTGGATACAAAGAAGTTTTTCTCTGTGACCTGTGCCTTCATCCTTCTGAATGCTATCTCCGCTTGTTGATACACAGGAGCAACCCACCACACCGATTGATTCTCTTTTAAACTAAGCGACTGCTCAAACAACCAAATGATATGACTTGCCGTTTTCCCCGTCTTTGTAGATGCAGCCGTTATTGTGTAACGTGCCTCACTATCTAAGATGGCTTTTTGGTAAGTGGTTAACTTTGGTCTTGAGTAGTTTATTTGCATTTTTAACCCCTTATTTACGTGTTAAAAAAAACCGATTTTGTTTCACGATGTAACACTCCTTAGAAGGTCTACACGCTTTTTGTTGATCATATCAAGGTTGTGATGTTGGTTGCAATACTGGTAATTAATCTCCCCTACCTCTTTGACTTTGTCAGACTTGATTAGCTTTCCAATCTCTGACCAATCGTTATTCTTGACAAAGAAACATCCGAGGTTATCTCGGTGGTTCGTGTATGGCTCAACTGCACTTACAAAGATAGGCAACTTGTAGGCTGCTGCTTCTAAGATTTTCAGTTCTGACTTGTAACGGTTGAACTGTGTCTTTTGCAATGGTGCTAAACAGATATCAATCTCCGAGTAATACTTGCCGAACTCGTTTGCTTTTGTTCCTACCCTTGTCTGAAACCACTCTGGTCGTTTATGTCTTGGCTGTCCTGTGATTGCTTTTTCCATTGTTGCCCAATCGGGGACGTTCTCATGGAAGCCACACATTAGGAATCTCGCTCCGTATTCTTCACAGATAGGCTTTATTTTGTTTGTAAGCAACTTTAAGTCTTCCGTGTGTGATAACCCTCCTACCCAACCGATAGTGAAAGGATGCTCTGTTTCTGCTTTCCATTGGCTTTGATTGTAGTCTAAAGCATTGGGGATGATTGTGACGTTTGTATTGAACTCTTTGACCTTCTCCTCAAGTTGCGGAGTGGTCACCATCACTGCATCTGCATAGTGTAGACTGTCCTTGATTCCATTCTTGATATAAGCCCGGTAAAACTTATAAGCTGGGTTGTGTTTAGGAATTACCCAATAGTCATCAATATCAACAATGAAAGGGATTTTCTTTTTGGCAAGTATCGGAAGAATGTTATACTGCAATCTTCCAAGCCATCGGTTGAATACCACGCAATCATATTTCTCAAAAGGTAGGTCAGCCCATTCCCCTTGATCAACAGAAACATCAACTGTGATTCCGTAGTCTATTTGAATTTTGACG